TGAATCTTCGGTATTCTCTTCGGGTCGAGAACTCCTATCACTTCACGGATATTGTCCCGCAATGGCCTTACGCGACTGGTACTGGCATCATCTAACTAAATGTTTTCAACTAATAAAACAACGTAACGTAATGGCGGGTGTCTTCTTCCTCGAAGAGAAGAAAAAAAAGAAAAGAATTCGTTCGAAACAAAACAAAGGGGATGGGCCTCGGACATCAGGAGCGAAACGACCAAAGGAAGGATGAAGCGAGTCTGGCCCATGCCCGGTGAGTGAGAACGAATGTCCGGCCTACACCCAAATGGTAGTTACGTTTTTGGTTGTCCGAATTCCTCCGTAAATGCTAATATTACTACGGAGGAACTCGGAACTCGGATAGAGTTCCCGGAGAAACTCGGATAGAGTTTCTGCCAATTCTATTGGCTAATTAATTCTTCAGAATTTTCTAGAACCTCTAGATTATGGAAACTTCCATACTTTCCTATTTCACTATAAATAGCGACCCGGCAGGAAAACTATAATTACAAATGGATATCGAACGATCAAGAGAGAGATCCCGATCGGTTGAAAAGCCGTCCAAGTTCAGGATAGACTCCAAGTCTTGGTTCCTGACTTATCCCAAGCTTGACTTGGGTAAAGAGGAGGCCTTACAGCTCCTCCAACTCAAACTGGCTGGAAAGCCAATCACGGGGGCGGTCGTCTGCCGTGAAAATCATGAGGATGGGTCCCCTCATATCCATGCATACGTCCTCCTTGAAAAGCAGTTTAGCTGCAAGGACGTTCACTTCTGGGATCTTAATGGACATCATGGCAACTACCAGAAGGCTCGCAACATCAAGGCAGTTGCGAAATATATCCGCAAGGATGGAGACTTTGTCGAGTATGGCATCCTCGACTGGACGGATAAGGTCTCCAGCGTCGAAGAGAAAAGACGCTACCTCAACAAGAAGATGCTTGATCCAGCCACTACAATGGCGGATCTCCTTCAAGAAGACGGTATTGATTGTCGTCAAGCACATCATCTTCAAAAGGCTCTAGCCGCCTGCAAACAGGCTATGATTACCCCTGTGACCACCGAAGACGTCAAGGGTATCTGGATCTTTGGTCCAGCTGGTGTGGGTAAAAGCCACCTGGTCAGGGAGCTCGAACCCTCCCTCTTCCTTAAACCCCAAAATAAGTGGTGGGACGGCTATGGTAACGAGCCTTCAGTACTCATCGACGACTTCGACAAAATGGGTACTGGCCTTTCCCACTACCTCAAGATCTGGGCTGACAGATATGGCTGTACCGGTGAGCTCAAGGGTGCTACTATTCCCCTTGCCCACTCCAAGCTCTACATCACCTCGAACTACTCCCCAGATGAACTATGGGGCCAGCAAGAAGACAGGGACCTTGAACTCGTTGCCGCCATCAAACGGCGGTTCAAGATCCGCTACTTAGAGAATCGAGAGAAGTATCAGGAGATAAAGGATTCTCTAACTAATTAATAATTTAAAATTAATGGAAACTGAAAAAGAAGTTGAAGTTATCCCACTAGTCGAACAGCCAACTGAAGCTGGTGTCGACATCAAACTTAAGAGGACTGAGTCGGTGTACCCCATGGAACACGAAATTGAATACGAAATGAAATGCGACTTCAACTGCGAAGGCTGTCAACTCTTAACTAAGTTCTTTGGCTTGTCATAAGAAATCTCCTAATTATTTTATAATTACAATTTAATGGCGAAGACATTCAAACTACGACGTACGGGTAGATCAGCCATGAAGTACCGTAAGAGACGAACTACACGTACACTAACGCGAACCCCCTACGCGGCGAAACCTGGGCTCAATGTTGGAGCCTCGTCGCGCTTCTTTGCTCCTCTCCCGTACAAAATGAATCTTCGTTCTGATTGGACAGCAGATACCCGTTACAACTGCGGTCTTGGTGGTGGGGTCGAAAGAGTCCCTAGAACGGAATGCTATTACTGGTTCATTGATCCTCTCAATCCAACCATCAATGTCAACAGTGAAGCTACTCTTAGTGCTGGTCAGCGCTACTTCGTATGCTCTTCAATGGCCAGCATGCTTGCTCTTTATCAGGAGGCTGTAATTCGGAACTCGGTGATGAATATTGAGGTTACAGCGGACTTCCAGAAGATTGTTACTAATGGCACCACTGTTGAGGTGCAATCCTCTAGTAGTGAGCCCACTGTGCACTTTGCTTGTGCCCAGGTCCCGCTCTCTTACTTGCGTAATTCAGCGGATGTGCTCCACACAATTGCAAATGCGGGTACCCTCTATGGTGGGGTTGACTACTACTCAGCTCTTACACAGACCCAGGGCGCTCGCAGCACTACTATTCCCTGGGGGGGGAATTCCGGGGAGCCTTTTAGACATCGTGTTTCAATTGATGGCTATGCTCACAATGGCGTTCAGCAGACAATTACCAGTTACGCCAGCTGGGCCGAGGCTGCCTTTACCCCTACGATTACTTACGCATTCCCTAATCCAGCTCAGCGAAATGTTTTTCTTTTTGCGGTTAGGATGCGCTACACCCCTTTATCTGGGGTTGAACAAGCGGTTCAATTGCGGGTGGCCTACAACCTTCAACAGCACCTCGTTCTCCAGGACAAATGTCCAAACTTCCCTTATGTCCGGGGTGCGGGCAATGCAGCTTAACTAAATGTTTTCAACTAATAAAACAATGTAACGTAATGGCGGGTGTCTTCTTCCTCGAAGAGGGAGATAAAAAAAAGAAAAGAATTCGTTGGAAACAAAACATAGGGCTTGGGCCTCGGACATCAGGAGCGAAACGACCGAAGGAAGGATGAAGCGAGTCTGGCCCAATGCCCGGTGAGTGACAACGAATGTCCGGCCTACACCCAAATGGCAGTTACATTTTTTGGCCTGTCACGTTCCTCCGGGAGCGAAGCCTAATATTACACGGAGGAACGGGACAAAGGTGACAGCCTTTGTCCCCTACACTAATTAATTTAGTGTATTTAGAATTTTCTAGAACAATTCTTAATCGCTATATAAGCGACCTCGGGAGAGTAATTTAATAAACGCGAATGGATCTCGAGCATGTCCGCGAGAGAAGTCGTTCGGCTGAGAAGCCGTCCAAGTTCCAGATCAACTCCAAGTCTTTCTTCCTGACCTATCCAAAGTTGGACTTGTCCAAGGAGGAGGCTCTCCAACTCCTCCAACTTAAATTGGCTGGAAAGCCTATCCGGGGTGCTGTGGTCTGCCGCGAGCTTCACGAGGACGGCTCCCCCCACATCCACGCCTACATCCTCCTCGAAGACCGGTTCAACTGCCAGAACAAGAACTTCTGGGATCTCAACGGTCACCACGGCAACTACCAACAGGCCAAGTCCATCGAGGCCGTCTCCAAGTACATCAAGAAGGACGGAGACTACGTCGAGTTCGGCATTCTCGACTGGAAAGAGAAGGTCAACGCCCGTGCTGAGCACCGCCGTTGTCTTGGTGCCAAGATGCTGGAGCCTGGCACCACCCTCAAGGACATCCTCATGATGGACCCTTCCCTTGCTCTCGAGGCTCACAACCTGGAGAGAGCCCTCACTGCCTGCAAACAGGCCTTCATCACCCCTCTGACAACCGATGACGTCAAGGGTATTTGGATCTTTGGTCCTGCTGGGGTGGGTAAAAGCCACCTGGTCAGGGAGATCGAACCCTCCCTCTACCTCAAATCCCAGAATAAGTGGTGGGATACCTACAATGGTGAACCCGCAGTACTGATCGATGACTTCGACAAGATGGGTACGTGCCTTTCCCACTACATCAAGATCTGGGCAGACAAGTATGGCTGCGTTGGAGAGAAGAAGGGGTCCCAGACTCCCCTGTGCTACTCTAAGTTCTACATCACCTCCAACTACTCACCAGACGAACTCTGGGGTCTGCAAGAAGACAAGGATCTCGAACTTATCGCCGCCATCAAACGGCGTTTCAAGTTCTACTACATGGAGAGCAGAGAGAAATACGAGGATATCAAGAAAGCTCTCCTTAACTAATAATTTAAAATTAATGGAAACTGAAAAAGAAGTTGAAGTTATCCCACTAGTCGAACAGCCAACTGAAGCTGGTGTCGACATCAAACTTAAGAGGACTGAGTCGGTGTACCCCCAGGAACACGAGATTGAATACGAAATGAAATGCGACTTCAACTGCGAAGGCTGTCAACTCTTAACTAAGTTCTTTGGCTTGTCATAAGAAATCTCCTAATTATTTTATAATTACAATTTAATG